ATAATGTTAACATTAATGATAATTGTATTGAATCATTAATATTTTTACAAAATTTTAGACTATTATCTATTAATATAACATGTTTAATATTTAATTTATCATGATATTTTTTTAACATTTTTACACCTTTGGAGAATTAAAACGCCAATACTTAATTTTATTATAAAAATAAAAAAATTGATTAATTTAAATTTAAAATATATATAATATATACTTATATGACTACTAAAGAAATGAACTTAACTAATATGAATATTAAGGATTTTATTGACTATATTATAACATTTGATAATATAGATGATATTTTAGATAATTGTAAAACACAATCTGAAAAAGGTTTTATTTTTGAAAGATTATTTGATATTGTTATTAAATTTGGATTTTGTAATGAAATAAAAATTAAATTATTTTTTCATAAAATGTATGATAATATTTATTATAATGTATATAAAATAAATACATCAATATTAGAAAAAGTATTAGATATTATTAATAAAATTGATAAATTAAGTGATAATAAAACCAAAGAACCAATTAAAAAACCAGTAAAAAAACAGACAATACCAAAACCATTAAAAAAACTAGTATGGAATAAATATATAGGTGAAGAAATAGGAAAAACAAAATGTTTATGTTGTAAATTAACATATATAACACAGTTAAGTTTTCATTGTGGTCATATAATATCAGAGAAAAATGGAGGAGAAATGGAAATAGATAATTTAAAACCGATATGTCAGAGTTGTAATTCAAGTATGGGGATACAAAATATGGATGAGTTTATAAAAAAATATAATTTATAATTAATAAAAAGTGTTATATGTTTTTTTAATCCATACTTCAAAAAAGTTATTAGAAATGGAGCCATTAAAAAAATAAGATTTTCTATAAATATTAATAAAATAAAATTTTTTGAATATATAATCAATATATTTTTTATGAGAAGTATTAATAAAATCATTTTCAATAATAATAATTTTAAAATCATTTAAAAAATTTGGTTGATTTTTCAATATATAATATAAACATCCTTCACAATCAACAACAAGAACATCAAATTTAATATTATATTTATTTTTAATTTTAGTCCAGGACATTGTTTTAATTTTTTTCCATTTATTAATATTATCAATTTTATTTTTAGGAAGTGTAATAGAATTTAATTCATCATTTTTTTGATATAAATTAATATTAGAAATAGCACAATTTTCAACATTAAAATTAAAATTATTAAGTTTTTTATTTTCAATTAGTTTGATAACGTTATTTGGTTCAGATTCAATAACTAATAATTGATTACTATTATTTAATATAGAAGAAATGAGACATGAATTTCTACCAATATTACCACCTAATTCTAAAACATTATGATAAGGTTTAATAAATAGTAATGCCATAATTTGTTCATTATATTCTTCATTAAAATTACCATAATTAATTTTTAAATTTTGATGTTTTTTTTTTAATATTTTTACAATATTTTTTTTTTTAATATTATCAAATATATTTAAAATATAAAAAATAATAATTACAATAATAAAAAATTTCATATATTATAAAATATATAAAATAAAAATTTATAATTAAAAAAATAAAATTATAATAGAAATAATGTCAAAAATATATAATGATGATTTTAATATATATGGATATAAAATAAATATAACTGAAAATAATATAATAGAAATTAAAAATGATATTAATAAAATAAATAAAAAATATTATTATTTAGAACAAAAGTTAACAAAACAAGATCAAAAAATTAAAGAATTAAAAGAAGATATAAAAGAATTAAAAAAAAGTAATATAAAAAAAGCTCAAGAAATGGAAGAATTAAAAAAATTGATTAAATAATATTTTAAGTATATAATATATATATGAATTAAAATACAATGAAAAGTGTAAAAAACATAAGTGAGGTAAATGATAAATTAAATAAGTTAATATTATATATAAAAATAAAAGAAAAAGAAATTAAAAAACAATTAAAAGAAATTAAAACGAAGATTATTTTTTAAAACCTAATTTATATATTTTATTACAAGAAAGAATACTATTAGAACGTTGACTAATAGGTGTATATGGATCAGGATCCAAAGAATAAAGTGTATCAAAATTAAAGGGTAAATTATCATTCCATTTTATTTTATCATTAGTATTATTACTATAAAGATAATAAAGTTTAGAATAAAAAGTATTTCTAGTTAATTTTTTATTATGAATATCAGCCAGATTAAAAATACCATATATATTTTTTTTATCAATACACCATAATATAGCTTTAGCAATACATAAAGTAGTAGTAAAAGTAATAAAAGAGTTTTTAATACAAGAAGGAAATTCATGATTTTTAGTATATAAAACAGCATTTCTGAATCTTTCAGTATTCCATATACCTGCAGTTCTAAAAATTACAACTTTTTGAGGGCCATTAGATATAATTTGTTCAGCACTTCTAATAATAGAAGCAAGGCCATAAGAATTAACATGCCATATAGAGTTATTATTATTATTATTATGAATATTAGGATAAATATATGTGGATTCATCAAGTATATTACCATTAAGTACACTACCATAAGCATTTTCAGAACTGATCATAAAAATATTACCTTTCCATTTATTTTTTAAAAGATCAATATTATGACGAATACGTATAGCTGTACGTAAAAAAGAATGTGGAGAGAAAATGGAAATAATATCAGAAATAATAATTGTATCAGAATTTTTAATAGATTCAATAAATTCAAGATCATTATTAGAAGTAGCAAGTTGAGGTATAATAATAACATTATTCGCAATAGTTTGTAAATAGGGTACTCTTTTAGGTTTAGTGGTAGTAACAGTGATATAAATATTAGGATATAATAATTTAATTTGTTTAATAATATCAATACCAATATGTTTACAACCGATAATAAGTATATTTTTATTAAGATTATTAATAAAGTTAAAATTGTAAATAGAAAAAAGTGGTATAGATTTGGTTAAGAAATCTTTACGTGAAATAACGTTATTATATTTATTAAAAACAAGATTAGGATAGACAATATTATATGTATAATAAAGATTAAAAAAAGATATAAAAAGTCCTAAAATTTTAAATATAGAAAACATATTATATTTATAATAGAATAATAATTTTTTAAATAAATAAAAATTGAAAAAAATATATATTTAAAAAAATATAATATAGAATTATAATATAAATGAAACTTGTGAGTCCATATCATAATATAAAACAATATACAAATATATTAATAGAGCCTTATCATATGAATAGTGATATAAAGAATAATATGAAAAATGTATTACAAAAGAAAATAGAGAAGAAATGTAATAAAAATGGTTATGTAGAAGAAGTATATAGAATAATAGAATATTCAGATGGTAAAATGCCTGGTGAGAATTTATCAGGGAGTGGGATATTTAATATAACATATCATTGTAAAATCTGTATACCAGTAGAGAATACAATAATAATAGGATTAGTGAGAGTAATAAATCAGGAATTAATAATAGCAATAAATGGTCCGATAATGATATTTATACCAAAAGAAAATATAGATTTAAATTTATGGAATATACAGGAGAATTATTTAAATAAAAATAATAATAAAAAACTAAAACCAAATGAATACATTAAAATTCAGATAATAGATAAAAGAATAAATTTATATGATATTCAAATAAAAGCAATTGGTAAATTATTAGATTATGCAACTGATGAAGAAGTAAATACATATTATGGTACAAAAGTGGAAAAGAAAAAGATAATAGAAAATAATAATAATAATGAAGAAAATGAGTCAAATTTTATAAATTAAAGTTTATTAATAAATAATAGTATATCTTTTTCAATATTTTTGAGTATAATATTATCATAATTTTGAACGATCCAGTCATTAATATCAATTTTATATTTAAATAAAAAGGAGTCTCTAATATTAGTAATTTTTTTACTAAAATTTCTAATAATATTTTTAAAACTTTTATTATGAAGTTTAACGAGTGAAATAAGTTCATTAGCGATATTAATATTATTATAATTATTAATATTAAGTAATCTTTGATATATCCACCAAATACACCAGACTCCACAGAAACCATTAGGATCACCAATTTTTTTACATTTATCAGTTTCATTATTTTCAAGATATTGAAAACCAATATTAGGTAAAAAATCTTTAGGTTTAAGATAATTAATATTATTATTAAAAAGTTTAAATTTATTATATAATATATCATCTAATAAATTAGGATTATAATTAAGTCCGATAGGATAGTTACTGCCATTAGGTTCAAATCTTTCAATAGTATTTTTTTTAATATCCCAGAAAAGTATATTAGCATGAGAACCGTTAGGTAATTCAATACCAATAGGAATAATTAAATAATTACTAATTTTAATAAGATTATTAATTTCATCATCAAAATAAGTGGGGTAAAATATTTGTTGATAAGACCATATAATTTCAATATTAATAAAATCTAATTTATAAAGATCATTAATACCAATTTTTTTATAATAATTAGTTAAACTGTCATTAATTGTTAATGGATAATTAATAATTAAATTTAGATTATAAGATTTAAATTCTTTAAATAAGAATAATAATCCAAATAAGATATCAATAGGTATACCAGAATAACTACAATAATTAGTGAAAATACCTTCTTCAAAAACTAAATCAATATTAGAGATTTTTGGCAGGGTTCTTTTTTCAGTTAAAATAATATTTTTGATAGTTTCTTTACATTTAGTTTTATTATTATTATATTTAATTAAATTTTTTTTATTAGTAAGAGTACAATTTTTTTCCCATTCTAATAAAAGTTCATTTTTATTAAAAATAAGTTGATTATAATATGATTCAGTGAGGATATCTAAAATAGTATCATTTAATTTTAAATTATTAATAAAAAAATTAAGTGGTTTAGAAATTAATATATTTTTAAATTTAACAGTTAAATTATTAGTAATAATTTTATATAAACATGTAATACCTTGATTATTTTGTATATTAAGATTAGAGTTAATAATAAATTTATTAATAATATTAATATTAATATTATTAAATTCATTAATAGATAAGTCTAATAATAAATGTAAAGGAATATCACCATTAATATTAGAGAGATTAAAATTAATAAGATCATTATAAATAATATTAGATAGAAAATTAAAATGTTTTTCAATAATGATATAATGTAATATAGTATTACCAAAAAAATCAGCAATATTAATATTAACATTTTTAGATAATAAATAGATAAATAAGTTATAATTATTATATAAAATAGATTGATGAAGAATAGTTAATCCATAATCAGAAGTTTGATTATTTAAATTAAAATCAAGTTTAAGTAATCTATTAATAATATTATTATTATTATAAATGATAGCGGTTTGTAATAAGGTTTCATTATTATTAGATAAAATAAATATATTATAATTATTATCAATAAGATAATTTAGGAAAAGTATTCTATCATAAATAATACAATAAATAAATATATTATATCCTTCATTAGATTTAATATTAGGATTAGAGTTATTTTTAAGTAAAATTTTAAAGATATTTATATTATTAAAAATCACAGAATAATGTAAATTAGTGAGTCCTAATTTATCTTTAATATCAATAATAGATATACCAATATTATTATTATTATAATTTAATAATAAATTTAACATATCAATATTATTATATTTAATAGGATTATATAATATACTTCTACCATCAATATCTAAAAAATCAATACGAATATTAATAGTTTTAATATTTAAAATATAATTAAGAATATCATATTGATTATATAAAATAATATAATGAATAAAATAATTATAACTATTATCTTTAATATCAAAATTACTAATTTTTTGTTCTTTAATTAAATTAAAAATTTCATTAAAATTATTATTTTTAATTAATTTAAAAATTTCATTACTTGATATTTCCATATATTATATAATATTATAAAATTATTATGTAGGAAATAAAATATCAACAGAACCATTAATAACTTTTCTATAAAATATATTATTACCACTAATAATACTAGGTCTAATAATTTTAAAAATATTACCAATTTGTGCATTAAAATAGCGTGACATAAAATCAGTTAAATATATTTTTCCGAGATCATTATCATTAAATTTATTAGTTAATTCTTTAAGTTCGTCACCATATAATAAAATATGTTGTGGAATAAATACTTTACTGGGTATATCTTCTAACATTTCATAATTGAAAAAGAATTCAGTATTTTTATAATCAAACAAAATTTGTTTAACAATTTTTTTAGAAACATCAAAACCAATAATAATTTTATGAGTAGTAATATTATTAGATAAATAGTCATCAAGAGGAGAGTTTTGTATAATAGAAGACATTTTAGGAATTAAAAGATATATACTATATTTATTATAATTAATATCAAAATTAAAAACATTATTATTAGATAAATCAGTAAATTTATCAAATTGTTCTTTCCATGAAGTAATAATTTTTCTTTTTTCAAACATTTTCATAATATTTTCTAAAATAATTTCAGTAATTTCTTTATTATTATATTCAATATTAATTAATGACATTATATTATATAATAAATTAGATAATCTTTTATATAATATTATTTTCAATATTTTTAATATTATATTAATTTAAAAAAAATATTGAAAATAATATATATAGATATAGTATATATATATATTAATTATTATGTATCAACCATATATTTTTAAATTAAATGTAGGTAACTCTAATATATTAGATAAAAAAGAAAAAAATAATATAATTTTATCTTCATATATTAATTTACCATTAACAAGTTTAGTATTTAATACTTTTATATATAGAACAAGAAATACAATGATAATAACAAAAAATTTAGAAACAAGTAATAAATTTTATTATGTAATAAATCCATTTGAACATAGTATATTAAATTATGATGATTCAATAATAAATTTAACAAAAAAATATTTAAATTTGGAAAATAAAAAAATCTCACGTAATTTTTATAAAATATGGGAAATGTCTTTTATGTTTAATATTATAAATCAAAAAATGACATTAATATCATTAGATTATGATGATATATTTATAAATTCTATTATTAAATTTAAAGAAAAATTAAATAATGGTATAAAAGATGATAAAATATATTATTTCACATCAAATAAAGATAATAAAATTAAATCAAATATTATTAATATTATAAATCATGATGAATATGATTTAGAATTTATTAATAAATTTAAAACTAAAAATATATATGCAAATTTAATTACAGCTAATATTAAAATTAAATGGGATGAAAATAATATTCAAGAACAACAAGCATATAAAATTTTATTATATAAAATAGTAACAGCTTTAAATTTACAAATAGAAAAAGGGAATTTTATAATAAAAATATTTGATATTTATACAATGGTAACAATAAAAATATTATATTTATTATCAAGTTTTTATGAAGAAACATATATATATAAGCCATTTTTATCTCGTATATCAAATACAGAAAAATATATAATATGTAAAAAATTTAAATATAAACAAAATTCAAGTGAATTAAATAATAAATTAAAATCATTAGAAGATTTATTAAATATAATAATATCAAATCCTAACAAACATATATATGATATATATCCAAATTTAAATATAGAATCAGATTATATTAATAAAATTAAATTTATTAATATAAAATTAAATAATCCACAATTAATTATGATTAATGAAATAATAAAATATATAAAAGAAAATAATTATTTTGGAGAAAAGTATCATATTTACAGGAATAATCAAATAGAAGCATCTAAATGGTGGTTACAATCTTATTTTCCAGTATCAAATAATATATTTTTAAAAAATAAAGAAGAATTTGAAAAATTAATATTATTAAGTTTAGAAAAAAATAATATTGAAGAACAAAACTTTATAAAAAAAATATTATAATTATTTATTTATATTAGGATATAAATATTTATTAGCTAGATCTATACTTAACTTTTGTTCAACATCTTTAAAGTCTGCTTGTCCATTTTCAACTGTTTCTAATTTATCTAAAATATTAAATATTAAATTATAATCATCTTTTTTACATATTTTTTTTATTAAAAAGGGATATGAACTATAAAAATCAGGATATTTATCAATAATATATAATTCTATATTTAAACTTTCTGTTATACCTTGTTGTTCTAAATCTTTTATATCTTTTTCTATTAATGTTATATTTTCTCTTATATTTTTAATATTATAATTAGACATATATAATAATATATACAATTATTTTTTATATATTATTATTATAAATAATATTATACATAACATAACTAAAAATGAAATAATATAATTACTATTACAATCATTATTTTTTTTATTATATATATTTTCAATATTATCAGATGTAAATGTTTCTATTTTAAAATCATTATTAAATAATTTATAAGCATCATTATAAGATAATTCCGGTTTATTATGTAATTTATTAATATAATTATGTAAATCAATACCCCATTTCACTAAATTCTCATTATTACTTAAAACTAAATCATTTAATGGAAATTTATTTAAATTTTCTTTATAATGTTTTCTACATTTATGACATGGTAAAATATATTGTAATGTTAAAAAAAATTGTTTATAATTATCTTTATTTTCTTGATTTGGGAAAATTGGATATGATAACGTTACATAATGAATAAATTTCCAAGCATGTGGACCCCAGACATTAGGTGCAACCATATTATATTATATTATATTATATTATATTATATTATATTATACATAAAATTTTATCTATTAAAACTTTTTTTGTATTTTTTTTTATATAATCTATATTTAATTTATCACATATTTCTTGTAATTCTATATTTTTTTTTTTTAATAATTCTTCTTTTGTATATTTTATATTTTTTTCTATATTTATTATTTCGTTTACATTATTATTTATTAAATTTTTCTCTCCTATTATTATATTTTCAATATTTTTATTAATATTATATTCTTTATCTGTAAACTCATAGTATTTTATTAAATTATTATTCATTAATATATTTTTTATTATTGTATCATTATAACTAAATACTTTTTTTATATTATTATTTGATTCAAAAAACATAATAGGTTCCCAAAATTGTTCTGATTTAGATAATAAATATATAGGTTTCAAAGGATTTAATATTTTATTATGATATAAAATATTAATTTGATCATTTTTAAAATCAAAAATTAATAATGTTATATCTAATATATCAACTATATATTGTAAACATATATTATCCGGTTCTATATTTAATCTATCTTTAATATTTGTTTTATCTATTTTTTTTATTAATATATCTAATATAGATTTTTTATATTTATTAATTAAATTTTCTTTAAAATCATTAATAATATCATTCTCATTATTATTAACTTGATTAATATAATTAATTTCATCAAATAAATATAATAATGATGTCCAAAAACTTATATTATTATTATTATTATTATAAATTGTTACACCATATCTAAAAAATTTTTCATTTAATAATAATTTAAAGTTATCATTAAATGTATAGTTATATATATTTTTTTGTGTTATAAAATTATTATTTATATCTTGTTTATTATTATTAACTAAATATTTTATTATTAATTCATATGTAATTTCCATTTTTATAATTATTAATAATATTTATGTTTTTAAATAATTATTCAATTTTTATTATATTATCATCATATAATATATCTTCATTATAATCTATATTTTCATCATCTATTATATCTTCTAATAATTCTATTTCATCTTCTTCTGTATCATCATAATTTTTAATAATAGTGTCATTATCATTATCATTATCAAAATAATTATTATTAGAAATTAATATATTATGATTAAAAAAGAATTGCATAATAGAATATTTATATAATTTATTAATAAAAAAGTTATTAAATTGTGAAATAAGAATATAAATATTAAAAAAAATATAAATATTAATTAAAATAATAAAATAAGAAAATAAAAACATTAAATAAATAAATAAATAATTTTTTAAATATTAATTATATAATATAGTATAATAATGAATAATATAAATGAGTTATTAATAAATTCAATAAATTTTTATTTTAACAATATATATATAAAATATTTTAAATATATACAAGTAGAAAATAAAGATATATCAATAAATAATAATAATATATATTTTAACAATGAAAATAATGATAATGTGGAGGGTTTTGAATATCAATTATTAGGTATATATAATACAAAAAATAAATTATGGATATGGAGTTGGGAATTATATAATATAGAATCATATTTAATAACAATAAGTAAAAATTTATTAAATTATGGATTAAAATTAGAATTAATAAATAATGATATGATAAATGAACATTTATTTTTAAAATCATTATTAGTAAATTCTAGATTTACAATAGGATCATATATTGAATTAGATAATATATTATATATAATATCATATATAATGAAAAAACAAGATCAATTTATTTATAAGTATACAATAAAGTTAAATAATAAAGAATATTTATATTTATTTTTTGTTATATTAATTTCTAATAATAATTAATGTATAATATATGTATTATTATAATATTAATTATAATTATAATTTATAATTATATATTTTTTATAAATTATAATAAAATATTATCATATAAACACATATCAAATAATAAATTAAATGAAAAACTTTTAAAAATAGTAAGACCCGAAAATAATGAAAAATCTTTAGAAAAAATAAAATTAAATAATAATAAATTAAATGAAAAACTTTTAGAAATAGTAAGACATGAAAATAATGAAAAATCTTTAGAAAAAATAAATATAAATAATTATAAATATATTTATTCAATTCCAAAAGAAGAATATAATAAACCACCTGAAAGATTAATTAATTATCCTACCCGTGGATTTCCTAGTAATTATGAATTATATGGTATAGTAATAAGAAATAATACTGAAACAATATATAATTTATATGGACGTCAAAAATATCCTGGATCTAGTCAATATGAATATTATATTGAAGGAAAAGGTAATAATAATACAAATGTTAAAATACCATTAAATATTCGTGGTGATAAAGAATTAGAAGATGAAACATATATAGAAATACCGGGTTTAGATAGACAAGGATTATATCAAGTGAAACTATATAAAATGGAGTTACCGCGTTATATACCATATATCTAAAAAAATTGAATATAAATAATTAAAAATAAATAAATTAATAATTAAAAAAAATGGTATTAGATAATAATAATTTAAATAATAATGAAATAGATAATAAAATAATAAGTTATTTTGAAAATTATATAAATAATGATATATTTATATATTTACCGGATTATATAAATCAATTATTATATTATAATGAAAAGGATATAGATATAAAGAATATATTAATAAAAATAAATGATATATTTAAAATTCATTGTATAAAATTGAGGAGAAAACAACGTGATAAGATATGTATAAATGATTATATAAATATAATATTAAAATTATTATATAAAATAAATTATTATAATTATATTTTTAGTAATTTTAGTTTTAAATATAAAGATATATTACAAGAAAATTATTTAGAATTATTTAATAATATAATAGTAGATCCGAAAATTTTTACTAATATATATACAAAATTATTAGATACAAATAATAAAAATAAAATAAAAGAAATAAATGATATTGTAATAAATATAATGAATATAAGTAATAATGAAGATATATATTTACATTTAATAAATATAATAAAAAAAACGAATATGAGTAAAATTTATATAAAAATAAATAATATAGATACACCATTATCAAAACCTTTAAATAATTTAAATAAATTAAATTTAATATTAAAAGATATTAATAATATTAAAAGTATATATGATTTTATAAATGATAATAAAATATTAAATAATTTATTAGATAATAATATAGAATTATTATTAAATACGATATATGATATATTATTAGATGGAGATATAGATATAATATATTATATATTTAAAAATATATATCAAGAAATATATAAATTATCAATATATTATATAAAATATGAAAATAAAACCTTAAAATTAATATTTAATCAAATATTAACATTAACATCAAACAGTAATGATAATTATAATAAAAAATTATATATATTATTAAATAGTAATTTATTTTGTTCAAATTATAATATATATAAAAAATATGTGAAAAAAAATTATGAAAAATATATAAATGAATATGATAATTTAATAAATTATATAGAAGAACAAATAACAAATAAAAATTTATTAAATATAATATATATAATAAAAATGTTTAAATCTAGTAATAATTATAGTTATGATATATTTGTAAATAAATATTATAATAAACTAATAAATAGATTATTATATTATTTAAATTTACCATATGATGAATTTAATATAAAAATAATTAATGAAAATATATTATATAATCATTTAGATAATATAATTCAAAATAAACATTGTGATAAAATAAAAAAAATAATATTGAATACAATGTATTCATATGAATTAAATATTAATTGTAATGCTAAAGTATTATTAACATCTTATAATACATGGATACCAAATCAATCAGAGGGGAGAATAAATAAAACAATATTAGAAAATAATAAAAGTATAATATTTAATAAATTAATAGAATATGAAAAAGAATATAATAAAAATAATGAAACAAAGAAAATAAATTGGTTACTTCATTATGGACAAATAAAATGTGAATATTTAAATCAAAAGTTTATAATGTTACCAATACAATATATAATATTAGAATTATTAGAAGAAACATTAGAATATGATATAAATAACATATATGAATTAGAAATATTAAGTGTATATTCATTAAAAATAAGAAAAATAATATTACATAGTTTAATATTATCAAATTTATTAATATTAGAAAATAATAGAGTGAAATTATCACAAGATCCATTAATTAAATATAATACAAATTTAATTTTATTATATTTATCAAATAATGATTATGAGACCATATTAGAAATTGAAGGAAATATAGAATTGACATATACAAGATTAGAAATAATAAATGTAAATATCAATAGTTTATTAAAATTAAAAAGTTATAATAAAGAAGAATTATATAATAAATTAAAAGAAAATATAAAATTATTTAGTATAACAAAAGAATTATATAATAATGCACTAGAATATATGATAAAATATGATTATATTAAAATAGAAAATGATAATTATTTTAAAATAGTTTATTAAAAAAATTGATAAATAATATTTTTAAATATTATTTTTTAGATAATAAACAAAATGAATATTATAAATCCATTAATTATAAATAAATGTGTAAATATTAATTCAAATGAAATAATATATATATATTTTTTAATAAAAAAAAATAGTCAAATAATAAATGATGAATTTTTTCATTATGAAGTGGATAAAGATTTATATAATAAAATATGTAAAAATTTATTATTATATAAAATAAAATATAATAATAATTTAAAAAATCAATTATATAATGGATTATTAGTATCAAAAACAGATTTAGAAATATTTAATATATTTAATTATGAATTAGAAGATAAAAATATAGTAATACCATTTTTAAATATAAATTATGAGAATTTTATAGATTATATAATACAATTTAATTCAAATGAAATTTATAATATTTTAAAGTTAATAAATATAAATAAATATTTAAAACTTTCAAATGATAATATAGAACATATAATAAAAAAATTAAATAATACAGATATAAAATTTTGGACCAAAAAATATTCAGATTTAGATTTTTCATTAATATTTAAAAATAGACAATTTGTATTTTTAAAATCAAAAAATAATAATAAAGTAGATTATACAATAAATAATGTAGAATCAAAATATATAGATATATCATTAGTACTTAATTCAACAAATTATTTAGAATCAGATAATAATTTAAATATTTATGAGATATTAATAAATTTAGAAAAGAAATCACAATTTTTATTATTTACAAATTTATTAGTATCAAAAAGATATTCTAATTTAGTAATAAATAATATAAAAATATTAAAATTAATGGAACCTATAATAAAAAATCATTATAATATATTTAGATATTTATTAGGTTATACATGGTTATCATTATATTTTGATGAATGTAATGCAAAGGAAATAACAATAAATAATAATTTTATATTTGATATAAATACAGCAAATTTATTACCAGTATTTCCGATAGTATCAAATCCAAAATTAAATCCATATTTTACATTATTAGTAAATGATAAAATATTAAATCCACAATCAAATTTTATAAGTATAATAGATTATGATAATTATGATAATAAAGGAATATGTAATTTAGAAGAATTTAAATTAAGATTAAATTTATTTTGTACTGAAAAAGAATATAATTTATTTGAAAATATAAATTTTAATGATTTAAAACTAGCAATATGTGGTAGTATAATGGCTGCATGTATACAAAAACATCATCCATTATTAGAAATATTTAATGTAAATAATTTTAAAGATAAATTTATAAAATATAAAAATGAATTTTATTCAAAATCAGATATAGATATAATGTTTATGTCTGATAATTATGAAATGTATATAAATAATGTAAATAAGTTTTATGATCAAATTAATAAAAATATAGAAAATAATTTTAATAATAATAAAAGTGAAAATCATACTAAATTAATACCAAATTTAATAGTTCATGTATATATATCAAAAAATTGTTTAGATAGTTTAAATATAACATTAAATCAATTTAATAATCAAAAAACAAATATAGATTTTATAAAGTCATTTGAACCAATATATGGAAATTTAATAGAAGATGAATTAAATAAATTAAAAATACCTCTAGAATATAATAAATATATAAATATTAAATTATATCTTAATAATTATAATTTAGAAAGTATAGCATTAAATTTCAAATATAAAATAGAATCAATATATTTAAAACATTCATTAGAATTATTTAATATAAAAAATGGAACATTTATATCAAAAGTATCAAAATTTCATCTACCATGTGTTCGTAGTTATTATGATTCAAATAATGTATATATGACACCATCATGTATAACAGCTCATTTAACATATATGAATATAGATTATAAATATGTATATTCAACAACTAGTCCACAAGAAATTATATATAAATATAGATTAAGAGGTTTTGGTACATGGTTATCAGAAAAAGAAAAAAATGTAATGAGAAAATATATATCATCATCTGAATTGATTAATTATTATACATCAAGAACAATTTTTGGAGTAAAAACAATATATGATCATATTTATAAATTTAATAATGAAAATATATATATTAAAATACCTAATAATATTAAAACAAATAAATTATTATATCATGAACAATTAACTAAAAAATTTAATACTTATAAAAGTATATATAGTAATTTAATTAATTGTGATAATTTACAAACAATATCAAAAGATGGTACAATAATACCATTAAATAGTTGGTTAATAGATGTATTAGAATATTATTTTTGAAATATAATTAATATTTTATTATGAAATATATCAATAAATTTAATTTTTTTAATAGTATTATTAATAATATCAATATTATTATCAATATTACAAATAATAATATCTTTATATTTTCTATTATTAATAATATTAAAATATTTATCAATATTATCAATATAAATAAAAACAGGTTCATTAATATTTTCTAATTCATGATCTAAAAAAAATGAATTTTTAAAGTATTCTTTTAATTTATTATCAATACCAAAATAAATATTAGGTAAAATGATATTATATATATCAGATATTTTAAGGATATATAATTCGGGAAAAGAAATATTTAATTTACGTTCAGAAAATAAATCATTATAAATATTATTTTTGTGTTGTATTAAATCAAAAAGTTCATTATATATAGAATTTAAATTTATATTTTTATCTAATATAAATTTTGATTTTTCATCATAAGATATAACAGAATTTAAATTATAATATCTATACCATTCAGATGGTATAATTAATTGACATCCAAAACTTAAACCTAATGGAATAACAGCAGATAATTTTGATGCATTATATTCATCTATGGACTTTATACAAAATATATAATTAGTTTTTTTTAAAATATTATACATAATATCTGTACTACAATTTTCATGTAATAAAATATTTGAAGAATTATAACTATATTTTATTTTTCTAGAAATAATATTAAATTCAATTTCATCATAACTTTTATAAAAATGTTTTTTTAAAATTAATTCTACATTAATATCACCATAAACACTACCTATACATGTTACTATAATTTTATTGTTTTTTAATAATAATTTTTGTTTATCTTCTTTAGTAATACCTATATAACAAGGTAAAACCCAATTTATATTATTATTTAAATATTGATATCTAACTAAAATATTACCAAAATAAACTTTTTTAACATTAATATCAGTATGAAAAATACATATAATTTTATCATAATTATTTAAAACAATTGAAGAACCTATTACATCAGAATCAGTTAATAAAAAAATTATATCATAATTATCTGGATTTAATAATTCAGGATAAAACCAATTTAATTTATTATTAAAAATTTTTTCATAATATTCTTTCCATTGTATACCATATAAATGTTTTTTATAATGTATATCATATTCTTTATAAGGTAAATGGTTTGTTTCTTCCATTTTACTATATATTTCAACTTCCATTTTATTAAAAGTGTCATAACATGCATAAATATTAAAATCAAAATTAAATTGTATACAATATTCAATAACATGTCCAATCATTTCATAATGTATAAATGAGAATCCATTATATATTGCAACTTTCATATTATATAAAAAAATAATATATTTTTAAATTAAAAAAATTGAAATATATAAATAATATAAATAATTATTTATATAATAAATATAATAATGAATAGAGAAAAAACAATAAATGAAATTAATAAAGTTTTTAAAAATTCAACAATATCAACAAAAATAGAAAATAGTATTTATAATTATACAATGGATTATATAAATACATATAATTTAGATTATATACAAGATGAAATTTATAATAATAAATGTGATGATTTATTAGGATATTTAAATTATAATTTATTTTTAAAAAATTCAATTTTAGAAAATAAAATTAAACCAGAACATTTAGCATTTTTAAAATCAGAAGAATTAAGTCCAGATTTATATGAATCTATAATAAAAAAACGTGAATTAGAAGAATATAAAAAAAATCATATTACAGGTACTAGTGTTTTTACATGTTCTAAATGTAATAAAGCAAATTGTTCAATAACACAAAAACAAATGCGTGCCGCTGATGAACCACCAACCACAATAGTAAAATGTTTAGAATGTGGTTATATATTTAAATTTTAAATATAAATTTTATTATTAATATTTTTATAATTTTGTAAAATTTCAGATTCAACAAACATATTTTTAACAACATCAGAAATTTTATAAGAATAAATATCATCATATAAATAATATTTTCGTTTAGCATAATCATATGTTTTAGCATAATGGTTATTAGAAACTTTAGTAATATATATAGTTAATAATATAATACCAATAATTAAAATAATACAACCTAAATTATTAAATATTTCTTTTATCATATTATGTTAATTTATATATTTTTTTATATCAATAAAAATATTAGATTCAGTTTTTTCATATTTATTAACACTATATTTTTTATCATAATAACTTAATAATTCAGGAATAGTTTTACATTTTTTTACATATTCTATATTATATTCATGAATAACAAAAGGATAATCTTTATATGGTGATAAACTTAATATATTATAAATTATAGTATTATTAAAGTCATTTAAAGTACAATAATCTAATAAATTATAAAATAACATTAATAAATTATAATTATTAAAATTATTAATAAGTAATGGAATTAAATCATAATTATATGTAAAATTATAAGAATGTCCAATAATAAAAGTATTTTTTTTAATTTTAATAATACTAGTACCTAAATCACCAAGAATAATAACAAATCCCAAAGTTTTAATTTTATAATATTTATTATTAATTTTATAAATAATTTCTTGAGTATTTTGAATATTAGTAAAATTATAATATGATGTTTTATTAAACCAATGAATAAATATATTATTAAGTGATAAATCAGAAGGAAAAACATTATTTAAATTTAATAAATGATATGTAACAAGATAACTAATAGAGATATAATCAACTAATTCATAAATATAACATTTAATACCATTAGGAAGTGTGATAGTGCCATCAATATTTCTTAAATATTTAATATATAATAATAAATCAAATAAATTATTAATATAACTATCAAAAACAGGTTTATAAATAAAATTTTTATCCCACATTTCAAAATCATTATAAAATTTATTATTAATATTTAAACTAATTTTTTTAGATAATCCATATTTAATACTACAAATTTTATTAATTATATTACCATTACATGTACTAAATGTTAAAATTAAAGGTAAATGAACTGTTTTATACCATAATTTACGTATATACATTAAAATAATACTTTCAGTCATAATAGTATTAGTTCCATAAATATATAAAATATTATTAATAATATCATTATTAACATTTTGTTCTTTTATTATTATTGGAAATTTAATTTTAATTTTTTGTGATAAACTTTTATTTTTAATTGTAAAAATAAATTTATTATTAATACCTTGTTCAAAAACAACGGCATAAAACCCTCGTCCATAAACTTTATCACAATATTTATTATTAAATATAATATTAATTAAGTTTTTTTTTATAATATCAATATTATTATTTTTAATAAAATTAATAATATTATTCATATGTTTTTTTATAGTTAATTTATTATCACTCATTAATATTAATTTTAAATTATTTAAATGATGAAATATATTCCCATTTTAAATATTTACATATTTTTTCCCATATTTCATCATTTTCCATAATTTTATCAGGATCTTTATGTAATGAAAAACATTCTAATAAATGATCTAAATTTAATAATTCACAAAATTTATATAAAACATAAGAATAAGATAAAAAATTTTTTCGCCCATTTTGTTTAAAAATTTCCCAGGGTTCTTGAATTTTAATAAAATTAGAAATAAAAATTTTCTCCATATCTTTAGTTATTTTAGGTGGTGGTAAATTATTAATTTTATTAATAATATATGATACATGTTCGTAATACATATTATATTCTAACTTTTTTAAAATATTTTTTACTAATTTTTTTGTTAAAATAGATAAGTCTTTAATTCTATTTTTATTTAATTCTTTTAAAATATCAATAAAAACTTGTTCAGTAATATCAGGACTTTGTTTTGCTTGAAATTGATTTAACCATTCTCTAAAATGATTAAGCCTTTTATATGGTGAATAATCTTTAATTTGTCTATCTTCATCAATAATAATATTTTCACTATCACCACAACAAGGACATATATAAGCACTTTCAGCTAAATCTAAAATTTTTTCAATATTACATTCATTACAATATTTAATTCTATTAGTACCATTATCATGATTAATTCTAATACCTTCAATTCTTTGACAATATTTATCATATAAAAGAGCTTTATTATTATTATTTTTAGTAATATTTTTTTTTTCAAAAAAGTCTAAAATATTTTTACTAATTTTAATATTATCATCAATATTATCTCTAATTTTATAATAATCAAGTATTAAATCACCGGATAAGTCATAATAATCCATTTCACATAAATTAAAAACATTAATATTATTATATTCATTTTCTAATTCTTCTTTTTTATTTAATAATTCATTAAATTTAGTATTATTAATATCTGATTTTATATTATATAAATCATTATTAAGTGTTTCAATATTTAATAATATTTTATTTTTTTCTTCTTTTAATTCATTAAAATATTTAACCATTTCACGATGTTTATTATCTAAAGTATTTGTTTCTTTTACATTTTTATTTTTATGTTTATTCATAATATTATATTATAAAAACTTTTTAAATAATAATAAAATATATAATAAATATTTAAAAATTAATATAAAAAATATATAAAAAAATTAATTTAATAAATTTTTAATATAAAAAATAAAAAAAATATAAAAATTTTTTTAAATATTTTTTTGCGTTATAATTAATATAAAAAATATTTTAATTTTTTTCTATATATTATTATATATTACTAATGGGCGGTGGTTTAATGCAATTAGTTGCCTATGGGGCACAAGATGTTTATTTAACTGGTAATCCTCAAATTACTTTCTTTAAAGTTGTTTATCGTAGACATACTAACTTTTCTGTTGAATGTATTCAACAAACTTGGAATGGTGCTGCTGATTTCGGCCGCACTGTAACTTGTAATATTAATCGTAATGGTGATTTAATTACTAATATGTATGTTGCTGTTGAATTAAATAGTGTAGCTGTTAATAATGTAAATTGGGGTTATGTTCATCGTTTAGGTCATGCTTTAGTAGAAGATGTCAAAATTGAAATTGGTGGTTCTAAAATTGATGAACAATATGGTGATTGGTTAAATATATGGTATGAATTAACAAATAAATCAGGTCAAGTTCGTGGTTATAATCGTATGATTGGTAATGTTTCTGAATTAACTAATATCTCTAAAACTGCTAAACCTAAATATCAATTATATGTACCTTTACAATTTTGGTTTAATCGTAATAATGGCCTTGCATTACCTTTAATCGCTTTACAATATCATGATGTACGTATTACTCTTAAATTCCGTGAACAAGTACAATGTATTAACTGGCGTGGATCTACTCAACCTACTTTCTCTTCTGCATTAATGAAAGATTCATATTTATTAATTGATTATGTTTATTTAGATTCTGAAGAACGTAAACGTTTTGCTCAAGCATCTCATGAATATTTAATAGAACAATTACAATTCACTGGTTCTGAATCTTTAACCTCTGCTTCTAATAAATATAGATTAAACTTTAATCATCCTAGTAAATATTTAGTTTGGGCACCTCATTTACAAAAATATTTAACTCGTGGAAAATTTGTAGGTTATGCTAGTGATGGAAACTGGGCTAATGCTCTTGAAAGATATGCTAAATTATTAGCTATTGCTCAATTACCTGGTACTTTAGCACATACAGCTAACACTAATGTAGAATATACTGCTGATGAATTAGATGGTGCTAAGAAAGGTGATGTTGTTGATCCCGTACGTAATAGTGCTGTTAATGGTATTCCTGTAAATAAAATTGAAGTTAAAATAGTTGCTCAATCCGATGCTGACGCTACTAAAAAAATGTCTTTATCTTTAGGTTCATCTGATGAAGAAGTATTAAATAATTTATTAGATAATATAATAATTGTTCGTAATGATTTAACTATGGAAGATATATCTAGTGCTATTACTGAACAATATTCCGCCACCGGTACTAATTCAGTTAAAAATACTATAATGGATTGGGCTACTTATCAAGTTGTAAATTATTTCAATTATGGTAATTTCATTGATGGTTCTGACAATCCCGTATATTCTGCTAAATTACAATTAAATGGACATGATCGTTTCCAATCACGTGATGGTTATTATTTCAATTATGTACAACCATTCCAACATTTCTCTAATACTCCTGCTGATGGTATCAATGTATATAGTTTTGCATTAAAACCTGAAGACCATCAACCAAGTGGCACCTGCAACTTTTCACGTATAGATAATGCTACTTTACAATTAGATTTAGGAAAATATAATGCTGCCGCTGATAGTTCATTTATAAATACTAATTTCAGTTCTTCTTCTAACTCTGTAGTAAATATTTATACTGTTAATTATAATGTTTTACGTGTAATGTCCGGTATGGCTGGTACAGCTTATTCTAATTAAATATTAGTTCCTAAAATATTATTTATTAAATATTATTTATTAAAAATATTATTTATTAAATATTAATCCTAAAAATATTATTTATAAAATATTAATTTATAAATATTAATCCTAAAAATATTATTTATTATAAAATATTAGTCCTAAAAATATTATTTATAAAATATTAATTTATAAATATTAATCCTAAAAATATTATTTATTATAAAATATTAGTCCTAAAAATATTATTTATAAAATATTAATCCTAAAAATATTATTTATTAAATATTAATCCTAAAAATATTATTTAATAAATATTAGTCCTAAAAATATTAATTTATAAATATTAGTCCTAAAATATTATTTATTAAATATTAGTTCTAAAAATATTACTTTTAAAATATTAATTTATAAATATTAGTTCTAAAAATATTACTTTTAAAATATTAATTTATAAATATTAGTCCTAAAAATATT